TGCCCTTTATCAGAAGCCGTTCATGGAGCAGTCATTTTTGATTCCTTATTAGAGCAACTTCTCCCTAACTTTGAACTTGCATCAGGCAAGAAACTCTACCCAACCTACGCTTATGCCCGTCTGTATGCCCCCGGTGAAGAGTTAAAGATCCACACAGATCGTCCATCTTGTGAGATTAGCGCCACCCTAACCCTTGGGTTTGAGGGTGATCCTTGGCCTATCTATATGGGTGATGAGGGCGGTGCCAATGCTTCCAAGATAATGATGGATGTTGGCGATGCCATCTTATACCGTGGGTGCGACAAGCACCATTGGCGTGAGCCGTATAAAGAGGGTCAATGGCAGGCTCAGGTATTTCTGCACTATGTAGATGCTAATGGCCCTCATGCTGAGTGGAAGTACGATAAACGACCCAAACTTAGCCATCATGAACAAAGTAAAATAGATTACACATATTGGTTCTTTGATGATGGGTTAACCCCTGAGTCTTGCAGAAAGATAATTGAGAGTTGTGAGTCTCAATCACAGGGTGAAGATGCTTTAGTAGGGCAAAGCCTTGGGGGTATCCTTAACAAAAACATTCGGGATGTTAAAAAAATACCTCTTCCAATTTACAGGGGTATCGGTGCAACAATGTCTGGTGCGGCACTTTCTGCCAACCAGCAGGCTTGGAAGTTTGATGTGACCCGCGCCAACCAGTGCGACTACCTTAAGTACGATGTAGACGGTCACTATCACGCCCATGTGGATACCTTCATAAACCCAGAAGAAAAAGAGTGCAGGAAGTTAACGGTTCTTGCTTTCTTAAATGACGACTTTGAGGGAGGTCGTCTGTTCCTACAAAACGGGCATGAAAAGATTTACCCACCACAAAAACCCGGAACAATTTTAGTTTTTCCTTCTTTTATGCTTCATGGAGTTGAACCCGTTACAAAGGGTATTAGAAGATCAATAGTGACTTGGATGGTTGGCCCTTGGTTTAAATAGGAGAAAAAATGATAGGTATGGGTATGGGCGGTGCTATCCGCCAACACATTGCAATTAAAGGTATTCAGATGAATCTTGCCGCTGTAGAGGCATTTATGCAGGATTTGTACGCAAACGCTGGCCTGACGTTACCCCCCGGATTTGACCCCGTAGAGGAAGTCATCAGGGTTGTTAACACATTAAGGGAGCAGGGCAAAAATGAAAACAGTAATTGAAGCGCATAAGGTAGACGGGGTAAAAGTATGCCGTTCAGAAGAAGTCCATGTCTGTGCCGCTTGTGGGTATGACTTAGATGAGGCTGAATTGGCGGCTGACACTTGCTCCGATTGTGGCGCACCCCTGAAGTTACGAAAGTCCGTATCGGTCTGGGCTACATCCGTACCTAAAGCCGGTGCTAAGACTTGGGGCCAACAATAAATGGATGTATCTTTTATTGACATAACAAATAATTTTTCAATACCAATCATAGACAACTTTTATTCTGAAACAGAACTTGAAAAAATAAAAGGTGAACTAAAGTTATTAAGTGCTGTAGCAGAACTAAAAATTTTTGTTAATAAACCAGCCAAAGATGAAGAAGATAGTCCAAAACAAAAAAGTAATTCTTTCTTTTTAGATAATTTGTATGAAGGTAAAAGAAGTTTATCTAAAATTTTAAATATAAACAGAAAGTTATTTTCGTCAGAATTAAAAACAAAGTTAGTAGAAAAAAATTTATTTTACGATCATATTTTTCATTCAGATTTTGATACGACACTATTAAATTTTTATGGGCCAACTGATTATTACAAACCGCATAGAGATACTTCTTGTTTTACAGCATTGACTTTTTTTAAGTTAGAAGAGTTTAGTGGTGGTAATTTAGTTTTTCCAGAATACGAAATAGAGATTGAACCAGTAGAGAACAGATTGGTTATTTTCCCGGGGTTTATTTTGCATGGCTCAGAAGAAGTTACAAAAGGAATACGTGTAAGCATGGCTCAGTTTATAAACTATCGTGCAGGGGATTAGGAGATAAATATGTTTTCGGATAAAGACTTAAAGAAAGCCAAGATTGATGCCCAAGCCGAGTTTCGTAGGCTTGAAATTGCTGCGAGTGCAAAAGAAGTGGCTGGCAAATCAATTGGTAGATACGGCCTTTTTTATATCACGCTAATTGTTGTCATTGGGGTTGCGGCAAGCCTGCAACTAGAAGAATCCAAGATGGCAGCGGTTATGGGTCTGTTAGGTGCATCTCTGACCGCCTTGATTTCTATGATGAACGGAATTGCTGGGGCAACCCCAAAGCAAGAAAAGCCCGAGTTTGAAGTCATGCGCCAGTTAATTGAGCGTCTTGATCGTATGGCTGACCGTGATCCAATGTCTGTTGAGGTTGAAGGCGACAAGGTAACGGTTAAAAAAGGTGATAACGAAGTCAAGGCTGGGAGGTAATTATGCTACCAATAGCCGCACTACTGTCGATTGGTGAAAAGGTTTTAGACAAGGTTCTGCCCGACCCAGAGGCTCGTGCCAAGGCGCAGGCCATGCTTATAGAGATGCAACAAAAGGGCGAACTTGCCAAACTCCAAGCGGACATGAACGAGCAAGATAACCTGACCAAGCGGGTTGAGGCTGACATGAAGTCGGACTCGTGGCTATCCAAGAACATCCGGCCTATGACGCTGATCTATATCCTAACTGCCTATTTAGCCCTAGCCGTGATGGATGCTATGGGGCTGGATATTTCTGACAATTTCGTATCTTTGCTGGGCCAGTGGGGGATGCTGGTGATGTCATTTTATTTTGGCGGACGCACCCTTGAGAAGGTCATGGATATGAAAGCCAAGCAGAAATGAACCTGACGGCTAACTTTACCCTTGAAGAACTTGTCAAGAGTGAGACGGCTTTGCGTCACGGTATGGACAACACACCCGGGGAGGCTGAGATTGAGAATCTTAAAAGATTATGTGAACAGGTTCTTCAGCCTGTTAGAGAGCATTTCAAAACGGGGGTCAAGGTTAACTCCGGTTTCCGCCACCCCGAAGTCAACGCCAAAGTCGGTGGCTCAAAAACCTCAGACCACTGCAAAGGGCAAGCGGCGGACATCGAAATCCCCGGCATCCCGAACGCAGACCTAGCCGTATGGATCACAGAAAACCTTGACTTCACGCAAGTCATCTTAGAGTTCTACACCCCCGGAGTGCCTGATTCGGGCTGGGTACATGTTTCTTACGATCCTGCTAACTTAAAAAAGCAAGTCTTAACGGCTACCAAGCAAAACGGTAAAACTGTGTATCTGCCGGGACTTGTAGCGTGAGGAAAATATGCCGTTCATACCTTTAAAATTTAGACCCGGAGTCAATCGAGACACCACCAACTATGCCGGTGAGGGCAATTGGTGGCAGATGGACAAGATCCGTTTCCTGTCGGGTTTCCCTCAAAAGATTGGTGGTTGGGTTAAATCTACGCCAAATACATTCCTTGGCACCTGCCGGGGGTTGTGGAATTGGGTTACGACTTTCTCTGATAACTTCTTAGCAGTTGGTTCTAATCTCAAACTTTATATTGAGGCTGGTGATTATTTTTATGACATCACGCCTCTACAGGCAACTACTGCCGCCGGAGATGTGACGTTTATTGCCGCCAACGGATCTTCTTCGGTCACGGTGGTAGATGCAAGTAACCCAGCCAAGGTCGGAAACTATGTGACTTTTAGTGGTGCAACTTCTCTTGGTGGGAACATAACGGATACTATTCTTAATACTAATCACGAGATTGCCACGCTGGTTAACTCCAATGCATACACAATCGTCGTTCCGGCTACAGCCAATGCATCTGATTCTGGTAATGGTGGCGCAGCCACTATTGGATATTACGACATTGACATAGGTGAGGTTTTAACCATTTACGGATACGGCTGGGGTGCTGGCACTTGGGGCCGACTTGGATGGGGCCTTGGGTCAATTGTTCCGGTAATTACTCCGGCTAGGGTGTGGTGGTATGACAACTTTGACAATGATTTAGTTGCCAATATTCAGGACGGCCCAATCTACTATTGGGAGCGGGGAGCAACAGTTAATCCAACTACAGCGTTAGGAACTCGGGCGGCGCTAATGTCTTCTTTTGGAGGTGCTAGTAATGTACCAGTCAGGGCAGGTCAGGTTCTTGTCTCGCAGCAGGATAAACATTTGCTCGCTTTTGGGAGTGTGCCTTATGGTAGTTCTAATGTGGATGATTTTGACCCCCTTCTTATTAGGTGGACTAATCAAGACGATCCTTTCAACTGGACTCCAACCGCGACGAATACGGCAGGCTTTATCCGAGTATCTCGTGGATCAAGGATTGTCAGGGCGATCCCGACACGTCAGGAGATTTTGACGTTTACAGATTCACATCTTTACACGCTTCAGTTTACGGGTACAACAGATGTGTTTGCGTTACAAGAGTACGCCGACAATATTTCGATTGCAGGCTCCCGTGCAGTGGCAACGGCTAATAACATTACATTCTGGATGGGGCAAGATAAGTTCTATGCCTATACTGGTCGAGTAGAAACCTTACCTACAACGCTACGTAATCAAGTATTCGGAGATATTAACCTTGATGCTGGGTATGCAATTATTGCCGGTACAAACGAGGGCTGGCAGGAAGTCTGGTGGATGTATCCCAGTGCTTCTTCTAACTATCCTAACCGGTATGTAATTTTTAACTACAACGAGAAGATTTGGTACTACGGCACGATTGACCGGACAGGCTGGCTGGATTCGCCACTACGTAACTTCCCAATGGCTGTTAACACACCGCTTGGTTCAAAGACCGGCACACTCTATTTCCACGAAGATGGGGTTAACGATGATACCCTCCCAATGGAGTCATACATTATTTCAAATGACTTTGACCTCGCTGATGGTGAGCAATTTATGCTTACTCGCCGCATACTGCCCGATATTAACTTTGATGGGTCTACAGCAGCGCAGCCAGAAGTCAAGATCCAACTCCGCCCACGTCGATTCCCCGGAACCTCGGCTACGGCTAGTCCCACGGATGAAAAACGGGTAGTAGAAGTATCTGCTAATACCTACACTGATGAGATCTTTATCCGTGCCCGTGGTCGCCAGATGGGATTTAAAGTTAGTTCCACAGACCTTGGTGTGCAGTGGCAGTTGGGAGTACCGCGCCTTGATGCAAGACCAGACGGTAAGAGATAAGCATGGCGTTAG